AGAATAGAAATCAGGGTTTGCCGCATTATTGCAAGATTTTGAATGAGCGTGGTTATTTGTATGGGACGCACAATGCGCCCCATGATATTGAGGTTCGGGAGTTGGGGTCTGGGAAGTCTAGGCGGGAGACTGCTTGGGATTTGGGTTTGAATTTTCGTGTTGTGCCTAAGTTGCCTTTGGAAGATGGGATACATGCGGCTCAGATGTTGATCCCGCGTATTTGGTTTGACCGTGAGAAGTGCAAGCAGTTGTTGGAGTGTTTGCGGCAGTATCATCGGGCGTATAATGATAAGAACAGGACGTTTAGGGCTACGCCTGTGCATGATTGGTCTAGCCATGCTGCTGATGCGTTTCGGTATTTTGCGGTTGGTTTGCGGGAGAGCGGCCCGAGTTACAAGGCACCACAGGTGCAGGCGGTGATGGATTATGACCCGTTTGCGGCGTGAGTATAGGGTTGCTGAGTTTGCTGATGCGCATGCGTTTACTGAGCTGTGCGAGAAATTTCAGGCTGAGAGTTACCAGCGGTTTGCTGATTTTGACTTTGTTAAGATGCATCACTGGGTTGTTGCGCGGATTGAGAGCGGCGACAGCGAGGTGTTTTCGTGCTGGCAGGATGGTGAGCTGATTGGGGGCTTGATTGGGATGCTGCATTATTACCCGTACAGCAACACCCTAGTCGCGGGGGATTATATGTGGTACGTTGTGCCTGAGCATCGCGGCGGCATGGTTGGCGTGCGGCTGATGAAGATGTTTGAGGATTGGGCGTTGTCGTGCGGTGCTGTTCATATATCGACAGGTGCAACGTCAGGAATACATAACGAGCGCGGGATGCGGTTGTTGGAGCGTTTAGGCTATCGTGCAGTTGGCACGATTATGCAGAAAGGTGGATTGTAATGGGTGGTTTTTGTAAGCCTAAGGAGCCAAGCGCCCCTTCTATTGATACGGATAGCGCAGTAAGCGCTGTTGTAAATGAAGGCGGGACAGTAAATTACACTGGCGGTATTGCAGATGACTTGAAGATGGGGTTGTCTACGATTGGTTTGACAGGAGAGGCGCAGGCTGAGAAGCTGGCTGAGATGGGTTATGCGCAAGGCGCTATTGAGGATTACCAGTATCGGACTGCTCAAACGCAAGCTGCGAACCAGCCACCACCCCCCAATGACGACAACGACAAGCCTGCCCCACCGCCACAAACTGAGCCTGAGGTAGAGCCAGAACCCGAGGTAGAGGTAACGCCAGAGCCAGAAATCACACCGCCGCCGCCCCCGCCGCCTACTCTTGATGACACATCGTATGATCCTGGCCCTGCTGAGACAGCCGTGATTGAGAAGGCGGAAGAGAAGACGGGGCAAGCTGGAACGATTAAGACATCAACAAAAGGCTTGACGACAACAGCAAAGACCCGCCGCCGTAGGTCTATGATTAGCGGTGAGGAGCTTGAAGAGGGATTGCTGAATTGATGTATGGTGCGAAGAATATTGCTGGTGAGATGGGGCGCAAGTCGTCCCAGCCTGCCAAGCGCCGTGCGGACATGACTGTTGATCCTTTGGAGCGGTTGAGCCAAAAGATGGCTGGGCGCATGCAGGGCGGTGCTGTTGAGGGCAAGGAGAAGCGCAAGAAGCGTTCGATGTTAAATAGTATTGGAATGATGTAATGGCACAAGTAAATCCGTTGATTGCGCAGCTAGACCGTAGATACAAGACGTTGCAGACGCAGCGGTCTAATTGGGAAAAGCACTGGCAAGAGCTTGCGGATTATATGTTGCCGCGAAAAGCCGACATTACGAAAAAGAGAACCCAAGGTGATAAGCGTACCGAGCTGATCTATGACGGCACTGCCGTCCATGCTGTAGAACTCCTCTCTTCCTCTCTACATGGTATGCTTACTTCTCCCAGTACACCTTGGTTCTCTATGCGGTATCGTGACCCTGCGTTACAAAACAACGATGCCGCAAATGAGTGGTTGGAGCTGTGCATGGATCAAATGTACAAAGCCTTCAACCGCTCAAACTTTCAGCAGGAAATCCATGAGCTGTATTATGATCTAGTGGTGTTTGGCACGGCTGCCTTGTACTTAGAAGGCGATCAGGACGGCTTGCGGTTTTCTGCGCGTCACATTGCCGAGGTGACTGTGGCTGAGGATGCTGATGGCAAAGTTGATACGGTTTACCGCAAGTTTAAGATGACATCACGGGCTGCGGCACAACGATTTGGCGAAGACAACTTGCCAACGCAGATGACGAAGGACTTGAAAGACGATCCGCACAAAGAGCATGACTTGGTGCATGCTGTGTATCCTCGGACAGAGGCGAAAGGTAAGCTGGCGAAAAACAAGCCAGTTGCGTCTGTGTATTATCATTTGGACAGCAAGCACTTAATATCTGAGAGTGGCTTTGATGATTTTCCGTTTATGGTTCCGCGCTTTGTAAAAGACAGCGTTAGCACCTACGGACGATCCCCAGCGATGAATGCGCTGCCAGATGTTAAGATGCTTAACAAGATGTCGGAAACAACAATTCGGGCTGCTCAGAAGCAGATTGACCCGCCGTTGATGGTTCCTGACGATGGATTTGTTTTGCCAGTGCGCACAACGCCAGGTGCGTTGAATTTTTATCGCACGGGTACGCGGGATCGTTTGGAGCCGTTGCAGATTGGCGCAAACAATCCACTAGGTTTAAACATGGAAGAGCAGCGGCGTAATGCGATCCGTCAAGCCTTTTATGTAGATCAGTTGTTGATGTCACAAGGCCCAGCGATGACAGCGACTGAAGTGTTGCAGCGCAATGAAGAGAAAATGCGGCTGCTCGGGCCTGTACTCGGACGATTGCAGTCCGAGTTGTTGCAGCCTCTTATATCCCGCTCCTTTGCGCTGCTGCTCAGGAATGGACTGCTACCAGCCGCTCCTGAGCAACTACAGGGCCAAGACATTGACATCGAGTATGTCAGCCCCTTGGCGAAAGCGCAGCGACTAACCGACTTGCAGTCTATGCTGCGCGGATTTGAGGTGATGATGCAAGTTGCTGAAATTGCGCCTGTCATGGATTATTTAGACAGCGATAAGCTTGTGCAGTATTTAGTTGAGGTCACTGGCATCCCAGCGCGTGTGATCCGCAGTGATGATGAGGTTGCGCGCATCCGTAGGCAGCAGCAACAAGCACAGGCGCAGCAAGCGCAGATGGAGCAGCAGATGATGAATGCCGAGGCGGCAGGGCAAGTTGCGCCACTGGTTAAGGCAGTGGGTGGCCTTGAGCAATGAAGAAGGTAGAAGAGTTAAAGCTGGCCTATCGTCGCACGTTTAACAGCGATGAGGGGGCAGTTGTGCTAAGTGATCTTAAAACCCGCTTTGGGTTTGAGACAACCACTTATTCGGACAATCCTTACGAAAGTGCATTTAATGAAGGTCAGCGTGCAGCAGTGCTGCTGATTGTCCGTATGCTGACCGAAGGAAAGGAACCTCAATGAGCGAAGAGGTAGCAGACACAGGTGGCGGCGAAGCGGTAGCAGCAGAAGCAGCCCCAGTAAGTTTTTTAGAAAGCTTGCCAGAAGATTTACGCAACGAGCCAAGCTTGCGCACGTTTACAGACCCAGCAACATTGGCAAAAAGTTATGTAAATCAGCAGCGGTTTGTTGGCGCGGATAAAATCCCGCTGCCAGGGAAAAGCGCAACAGATGACGAATGGCGTGAAGTGTATACGCGTTTGGGCGCTCCGACAGAGGCAAGTGCTTATGAGTTTGAAGGGGACATCCCTTTAGACGATGGATACCTAGACGCGTTTCGCAATCACGCATTGAATGCTGGCCTAAACGGGCGGCAGGCAAATCGAATGATGGATTTTGTGCGTGAGACAATATCTGGCATGAATGAAGCATCAGCGCAGAGCGCAGAACAGGCGTATGAGGCTGGCAGACAAGAATTGCAGCAAGAGTTTGGTCAGGCGTTTGAACAGCGCGTACAGATGGCGCAGATGGCTGCTACGCAGCTATTGGGCGGCACTGAGGTGTTTGACGAAATTACGTTGTCTGATGGGCGCATGTTGGGCGATCATCCTGAGATCATCCGCATGTTTTCCAACATTGCAGGCATGATCGGGGAAGACAATTTAGCTGGTGCGACAACCGAGCTAATTATGACCCCAGAAGAGGCATCACGTCAAATTGCAGAGATGACTAGACGAGATGGCCCATACTTTGATAGAATGCACCCAGAGCATGATACTTACGTTGCAGAAGTATTGCGACTACGGGAGTATGTGTAGTGGATAACCGCAAGGCCCACATGTAAACTTGTAAGTCAAGTGGAGTAGCTGCCCTAAGCAGTAGCACGGCCCCGCAAGGGACAACCAAGCGCAGCAAATCGTAAACTGAAACTGTAAGGGGATGACATAATGTCTACTCAAATCACTACAGCTTTTGTCAATCAGTTTTCCTCAAACGTCCAGATGCTATCACAGCAGA